GAACGATGGCGGTCTTGTTCGCGTCCTGTAGGGCCATCTTGATGCCTTCTAGGGGATCTCCACCGTAGCGGCCAGTCTTGCTGGCGCCGCGAGAGTACAGATCCTGCGCTTTACCGTACACCCAAGGCAGTTCCTGAATGTGTGGGCCGTACCAATCTGAGCGTCCACCTGTTGCACCTTTGTTGGCCCGATCCACCTGCAAGGCGGTCTCCAGATCCATGAAGGGGTGCATTGTGTCTGACACGCCAGCTTTCCACGGGTTGCCCTGTGGATCTGTGTAGCCCATACCCTGAGCGCGGCGGAAGTCGTTCACACCAAACAGGCCAGTGTTGGGCAGGCGTGGATCGTTCTTGTCGGCGTACTCACCAATCTTGAAACCCATCTCTGCCGGCTCATCAGCGGCCACGGCTCGGTCTAGGGTTCGCATACCAGCACCGCGGTAGGCCATCTTAGGCTCACCGTAGTTGCGGCTGTTTAGGTGCTTCAGGGCAAAGGTCAGCTCAGACTCTGGGGCCACGCCAGCGCTATAGACGCCGTGTTGCTCTAGGGTTCTGGGCAGTTGGTAAGGCTCGGTCATCTGGGCCATGCCTGATTTGGCGCGGTCGTACCACGTACCTAAACGAACAGGGTCGGCCAGCCTTACAGCATCAACCGAGTCGATGAAGTCTTGGTCAAGGTCACGGCGCATCTTGCCCAAAGCTTGGGGGCTGTCCACCGTACGGGGAGCGCCGATGTAGCCACCAGAGGTATCTGGCTTCAAATGCTTACCAGCCCGAGCGGCTCTCAGAACTGCCTCGTCGCCTTGTGTCTCAGCCATCTTGCGATAGAAGTCTGGGGGCGTTGCTGTACGTTTGCCTGTGCTGGCCTTGGCCTTCTTGACGGTCTCGTCTGGCGCCTTGTTGGCCATCTTCTCGACCTTCTTAGCGCGCTCGGCTTCCTGTGCCTGCTTCTGGCCCCACTTCTCGAGCACGGCCTTCTCTTCAGCAGATAGCTGTTTGACGCCTTCCATGCCTTTCTTGGTGATGCCAAGCGCCTCCAAGCCTTCTGTGATTACCTTGCTGACGCCACCCTTGGAAAACTTCTGCTCTTGCGTGGCCAGCCACATGGTGTCTCTGCTTGCGTTCTTTGGCATATGTATAGCTCCGCCTTTAGCTTTTGGTTCTTCAAATTCAAATTCTGGTAGCTGTGACGCCGCGCCAGCGGTTGGGATAGCAACCTGTTGGTACAACGGCAAACCCTTTTGCTGGATCTGCTGGCGCATCTCTGGCGTGATGGGGAAATTGTGAACCGAATGCGTTGTCGTCATCTTTGTTCTTGGATCAATAGATGGTACAGGCACGTCAAATGTTAACGGCTGAACCTGAGCGCCGTACTGTTTGCCAAAGGTGTTCAGGTAGTCGGGGAGCATCTTGTCGTAGAAGCCCTTCATGCCTTCACCGCCAACCTCAAGGTCAAGCCCTGTCAGGACACGGTTACCGTCGTCTGGCGCCTGCGCCAATAGCCTATCTGTCGTTTCTTTGCCAATGACATTAGGAAGCTCGGCCTCGGGCGTCAGCTTGCTGTAGATGACTTCATTGTTTTTGCCAAACACGTTCAGAAACATGCCACGGCCTTTGTCGTCGGGGTGATATGAAATTTGATTAGCGACGTTGCTTAACTTGTACCTGTTGGCTTGCTCTGCGCCGGGAGTAATAGCAATGCTGTCATACCCGTTATCAGCGGCGTAGTTCAGCAGGCGCTTCATAGCCAGTTCGTGCCAGTTCTTTTTGAACGGGGCGTCAGGCACTGAATTGACAGACTTAAATTTAGACGCCGCATCGTACAGGTCACTGGCTTCTTTTGCGCTTTGCATACCGTGACCCTTCCAGCCTTCGGCGGCATGTAGCGCATCATTAAAGCCTGCGGCCCTTGCTACCTCGTCAGCTTTTTTGCGAGCTTCTTGATACGCGGGTTCATTGGCATAGCCGCCTTTACGACCCTTTTGATGCCAGTCGGATTGGATCTCTTCGACATGCAGGATCTTCTCACCATTGGGGCCAGCGCGGTCTTGAACGCGCATGTGGGCTAGGACGTTGGCATCATCCTTCCAATGTTGCGTTACGTAGTCTTTTTTGCCGCTGGCGTTGTACGCTTTTAGGTCAGCATCGTACTTGGCTGGGTCTGAGTAGTTGCCAGCATACGGCCTCTCTGATGGCAACTTTAACAACATCTCGCGGTAATTTTCACCACCAGCAGTTTTGTACTGTCCATACTGGGTTCCGTTGTCCATGTCCATGCGTCTATAAACTTCATCAGATATACGCGCACGCTGGCCACCGTTTGTGATCCTGCTGTATGGTTTACCAAACATCTCTTGAGCCACCATCTCTCGAAGGTCTGCCTCGTCTATAGCGGTTGACTCGTCGTACACCTTCTCTTTAATTGGAGCCGGCGGGTTATCTTTGAGGACTTGCTGGGCCTCTTCTTTGGTCATCTTGCCCTTGGCCTTAAATGCCTGCTCAAGCTTACGGTCGGCCAGCTCAGCCTTTTTCACGCCGGGCTGTTTGGTCAGCTCTGTGTAGAACTCGGAGCCTGTACCTTTAGGTCTGGCAATGTTAGCCAGCGCCTCGTCAACAGAGGAGTAGAAGGGTGCAGTCTTCTTGGTGGCTTCACCAGCCTTAACGGCTTTGGACAATGCTCCGATCAGGCTCATAGTGGTCTCTCCTCAAGGATCAGGTCGTCAGCGTTGATAGCGCCGCCAGCGGCCTTGCGTACAGGCTTGATGCGCTTGTTGTTTATCTCAAGCATCATTGTGTCAGGGTTCTTGGAAATGCTTACCCTGCCGCCAGCTTTCATGCCGTCGTATGTTGGCGGGGTTATATTTTTATTTGTTTGCTTTTCAACAGCGCGAATAGCTTGGAGCAAAAAGTCGTCAGCTTCTGCTTTGGTCACGTATTTAGGTATCTCTACGCCTTCCTGTCCCAAAACCTTGAGGGTTGTCTCGCCCATGACCTGCTGAGGTGTAAACAGTCCAGTGTTGCCCAATTCTCCAACATTAGACCAGTTTCCAGACTTAACAAAGTCTTGCGTGTAAGGGTCATACTTCTCAACTGGGCGCAGGTTCTGTTTACCTTTGATCTGAATAATTTCGCTGGGAACTTCACCCATATTGTTCATGATGGCGTTGCTAAACGCTTGACCCCAAGTAAACCTGTCTTCTTGTGGTGTTCGGTTTCCAGCCATCAGAGTGTGCTCAGCAAGCGCTTGTTCAGTGATTTTGTTCTGAAGTTCTTCGGGCTGTTTAGCAAACCAGTCTGTTTGATATTTGCTCTGACCTTTGGTGGGTCGAACTTCAACCGTTACATGCGGCTCACCCTTGCTGTCTCGCAAGCTGTAAATTCGTGAGCGGCCAGATGCCACGTCTGGGCAATAGCCACCGACGCAATGGCCCATTGTGTCACCCTCATACTTCAGAGCTTCCTCTAGGCGCTTGTCGTACTTGAGCGCGTCGGCGATGGCTTCCTGTTCGGTCTTGTGAAACGGTATGTTGGTGTGCCCCATGTTGTTTGTTGGGCGCGATGCTGTTGCTACCGCTTCATTTCCAGCCGCGTCTACAACTTTAAAGCCTTCACCCATGTCGCTTTGCAAGACCCTGTAGCCAGCAGGCAGTTCCTTCGGAGGCGCCAGCTCAATCCATCTGTAGCCCTCTTCTCCGTAATCTTTATAGACAGGGAAGCCCTCTTGCTCTTTAATCTTGGCTTCACGCATGGCCACAGAGCGCTCGAGGTCGTAATCTGCTGTGCGGCGTACTGCCTGCTCCATAGTGATCTTGTTGAGCTGTTCAGGCGTAATGCGCCGGGCGGCTAGATCTTGCTTGAGCACATCAATGATGTGGTCGAAGTGCAGGCCGCTTATGTCGCCAGAGTAGACGCTGGACTGGGGGTCGAGCTTGGATATGTACGACTCTTTGCCGGCCAGCTCGTATATGGGCTCTTTAGGGCTGTAAGGCGGAATGGCGTCCAACAGCTCTTTGAGCTTGGTGTCACCAACAACCAGCGCCTTCTCTTCGCCTGACATCTTCATCAAGCCGGCCATGTGCTTGTCCTCAAAGCCTTTACCTCTGAGGTAGTCAACCACGTCCTTGTCAAGCGTCTTTTCGTAGGCGTTGTACTCGTCGATGGCCTGCTTGCGGCTTAGCTTGTTGGCTGGATAAGACTGGATCTCGCCGACGTTGATCGGGTAGATTGACATGTCGGCCTTGCGCTCCCACGCTTTGGAGCTGGGTGTTGTGCCCATGCCCTCCGCAGGGAAGCCTTCACCCTTGCGAACAGACTCTAGAATGTCGTCGCCAGCAGGGTTGGCCTCTACGTTCTGGAAGCCGCGTGGCAGGTGCGACGTGTGCTCCATAGCCAGATCACGCTGGGCCACCGCGTCGTTAAGCATTCGCTGGGCTTGGCGGGTAAGGTTTGCCTTGCGCCGTGGATCGACCTCTTCAGCGGCCCGGTCAGCCATACGATTAGCTCGCGCCTGATCCTTCAGGAACTTGTCGGCGATCTCTGCCTCGCGCTTCTCGATCATCAGGCGAATAGGATCGGACGGCGTACCCATCTCGCTCTTGACGTACCTGCCGATCTTGTTCTCAACCCATTTGTTCATGGCATCGTTATTTGCCAATCTGCTAGAAGCTGTTAATTGCGCCACCTGCTCGGGTGTGTAATTGGCAAGGTTCTCTGTTGAGACATTGCTTTTCAACCCTCTGATCGAGTTGTCGATGGTGTTCTCAATCCAGTTGCCACCTTCGCGCTTAACGACGTTGGGGGCGCCAGCATAGGACGCCTTGGCGAACTCTTTGGCACCGTGCCTGACAGCGCCGGGTAGCGCGCCGATGACCTTGAGCGGGGAGCCGGGGCCGAAGTAGAACCCACCACCCAGCGTACCCAAGCCAGAGGCGGCTTTGCTCACAGGCGTGTTAGACCTGAACGGCAGGCGCTTCTCGATGTCTTCGGACGTTGGCAGGTAGGTCTTGCTGGTCTTGTCGCCTGTCACCAGCTCCGACATAGTGGGAGCGCGCAGGTAGTCGTAAGGAATACGCAGGAAGGATTCGATGTCGCCGGGAGCGCCAGCCACGCCAGCCACAAAGCCTCGGGCCAGATCGACTGGGACGTTCTTTGCCGCCTCGCGGTCTTGCTGAGACCTGTTGCGCTTTAGCTGTGGGTAGAACCCAAATGACGCTCGTTCGTCGGACGGTTTGTCAGCCATGGCTTATCCTGCTGAGTTGGAGTTGGCCCAATGATACCTTGGCTAAAGGCCCAAGTCCATCATACGGCGTACGGGTTCTCTAGCTTGCGTCTACCGCTGTCAATGTAGTCGTCCTCGTCGTAGTCGTCCCTTGGGGCGCCATCAATGTCCAGCCAGCCAGCGTCGCGTAGGAACCGTAGGCCTTGGGTGCAGGCGTCCACAAAGTCGTCGTGGCTTGACTCGGGGAAGGCGCAGATCTGGGACACGAACCCTTCGGCCCAGTCCTTGACGTACCCTTTCCTGACACTGCTCTCAGGGATCCACACACGGCCAGCGGCAATGATGTTGGAGACAATGTTCAGGCGCTGAATCTTGTCAGCTCTGCCGGGGTTGTATGCACGCACGGGCAGGTGAGCACGTTGCAGGTCTTGTATAAGAGCTATACCAGAGGACTTGTCCTCCACAAGGATCAGGTCTATGCGCTTCTTCTCTTTGCCCTCGCCGTAGACCACGTCGTACTCCTCGATCACCTTGGGGCGCAGATCTGGGTACTGGAGCCTGTCCTGCCAGCAGTCGATCACCATGGCGGACATCGGGCCATCGAGCGGCTTGAACACGCCAAACGTGATGGACGCCGTAGGATCGTTGACGGTCTTCTCTGAGCTGGCGCAGTCGTAGCTTTGCAGGATGTACTCGAACTTGGGGAACGGCTTGTTTGGCGCCCATAGCTTGAACATGTCGCGCTTGACGATGCCTGACTCCTCTGGGTCTATGAGCTCCGCGTGGATCTCCTGACGCCCTATGGTGGTTCCTTCGTAGCTGAGGATCTGCTTCTGGAAGCTAGGAGCGAGGTTGGCTAGGTTGACGTAGGTCGATGCGGTGGTCAGCGCCACGTCGTCGCCTTCTCTGCCTACCAGCTCGACAATCAAGTCCTTTGGCCGCGGCGTGGTGGTGGCAATGATCTGGGTGCGCTTGTCTTCCTTTTTGAGACGCACGGCAAACTGGATGTTGTACCAAGCCTCGTCAAGGAAGTCCCAAGCGGCCAGCTCGTCCAGCCATGCACCGTGATACTGGCCACCACGGAAACGATCAGGCTCGTTGGCCGATATGCCCTTGATCAGGCTCCCGTTAATCAGGACGATCTCATGCAGGGCTTTGTTGTAGTCCCTGATCAGGATCGGAGGGATCACGGCTATCAACCCTGACTCACCCTCAAAGCATGTACCCCGGACGTCCATCGATGTGGGGGCGGACACCAGCCAGCGGGTGCCGGGGTTCTCCCACGCCCACCACCAAATTTGCTCCGAGGCAGTTCTAGTTTTACCGGCCCCGCGGCCTGCAAGCATGAGCCAGATAGACCAATATGTACCTTGGGGTAGCTTTTGGTGATTGAAGGCGCCAGCGAGCCATTCTGTGCGTTTGGCATAGGCTACGCCGTGGTAGGGGCCCAGTCCCTTCAGGTTGTCCTCGTCTGACAGGATGTCAAGAACTTCCTTATCAATGACGGCGCTCATTCAGCGATCCGAATAAGCTCAAGGCGCTTGATGGCCACGTCCATGCGCGTCTTGACCTCGACGTCCACAATGAGGTGGTCAATCTTCTCCTCTTCTGGCTTGAAGTCGCCATAGCGCTTGGGGTTGAACTTGGCCAACAGCTTAAGGCGCGTCTCAATCTGGAGCTTACGGTGGCCAAGCATGTCCTCCTCAGTCACGGTCACGCTGTCTTCGTCATCATCAGCGCCAGAGGTGAAAACCTTCTTTTTGCCCATGTGGAGGTTGTCAGCAATGTACAGGCACTCCTCTGCCATCTTGTCGTAGCCGATGTCGCGTGCGCGTGCGATGGCTGTGGAAAGCGCTTCGTTGCGCCACATCCAATCGTATACCGTTCTCCATGCAGGCATACCTTCCTGTCTGCATATCTCCCTCAAAGGTATACCTTCGCTTAGCTGTTCGCAGATACTCAGTGCTATAGCTTCTGTGTACTTTGATGGTCTGCCTGTCTTTGCTATCTCTTTTGTTTGCGGCTCAACTGTCACGTCGGCGACAGGGTCGCTGGAAAGACTCTTTTGTTTCTTGGCCATTGCTGAACTCCTTTAACCCAAAGTTTAACGGATCTTTTGTTCTCTATGCAATGTCATTCTTTCAATCCCCTCATGATCCTTCGATCCATGTCCTTGATGGTTAGCTTGAATTCTTTGTTTTGTTTCTCAAGGTTTGCGGCCTTTACCGTAGCGTGCTTGAGCTTGGACTCCAGCTCCTGTATGCGCTCTTCTAGCTCTTTGACGGTCTTCTCCGCCGTTTCCGTCATCGCTTAAGTCCTCGTACATATGCCGCGAAGCTTGCCGTGGTGTCCCCACCGTTGCGCATCTTGTCGAACTCGAGCGCCACCTCTTCGAGCGTGTCGTTTCTGATCTTGCTCGTGATCGGGTCGAGCTGGCGTTGGATCATCTGCCTTTTGCGCCAGCCCAACGCCTTCTCCCAAATGTTTAGCTCTGCTTCGCTCATGAGTTCTTCTCCAACAGGGCGGTTTCAATCTTCTTTGCCCACTCGAGCACCATGATCATGTTCCAGTTGGAGCTTTCAGCAGTTACGCCTAGCGCCTTCTGAATTTCCTCGTCCGTCAACCTCTTCCAAGGGCGTACGTAGTCTTGAATATCGTCATCCATTGCTTTCCTCCAATAAACTGTAAGCCGATAGTGGCAGTCCCTCTGTTGCATTCCAATTTTCGTAAACCAGCCTGCTCTTGCGCTTGTGCAGGACAGTTATGTTGCTGTCTAGGAAGTTGATCAGGACGCCCTCGACCTCCTCCCTAAACGCATCAGCGACGGCCAGTGCGTTTTGTAGGTCTCTCTGCCTGCGCGTGTCATGAAACAGCATCAAACCACCGTA